AGGATTACCAGTGCCTTCTTCATGACGATGGCACCAGCCGATTGCAATAGGGTATTGAGTGCGGCATGTGGTGAGCGCACCTCTATCTTACGACCATCAATTGATCTCAGGTAACCCTTCTTACAAGCCCTATCAACTTCTTCCCGTAAGGTGGCAAGGGCTGGTGTGTTATCAAGAAACTTCTTCTTAAGTTTACGTCCTGCGCCTGCACCTTTACCAACGATTGAACCTATCTTGGCATCGCCTGCCCCGTACAAGTAAGCGTACACGAAGGTTTTTGCGGTATCGCGAGAGGTTAATCCTGCTGCTTTCATGTTAGCCGTATGTATATCACCAAGTAATAGCTCTGCCGTATACCCCTCGTCATTCATGTAGTGAGCCAACATCCGAAGCTCAAGCCCTGATGCGTCCATACCAACCAACTTGTACCCCTTGGCGACAGTCCAACAAGCGCGACACTCATGCCCATAAGGACTCTTGGCTGAAGGAACCTGTGCTAAGTTGGGGCTGCTATGGGTCATCCTGTTTGTAACGGCACCAATGGGGTTGACGTAACCATGTACCCTGCCATCAGGCTTTATTGCATCTACCCATGATGTTACCTGTGCAATTAACTTCTGAATCAGTAGGTAATCAAAGATCAATGCGGCCTCTGGTATATTCGTTACACCCTTGAGTACACCCTCGTCAACCATGGGCTTGCCCGTTGGTGTGAATTCCAGTGGCTTCCATCCGAAATGAATGAGGTGCTTGGCTATCTGTGGTCTTGAACCCAAGTTAAACTCTGGGTAATCAACACGACTGAAGGGGCCAAGGGCCGTTGGGTAATCATCACCCAAGCAATTGAGTCCTACCTTTGACAGCTTGCCATCCTTGTTAATCTTGGGCGTGATCTCCTTGATGAACGTGGGTAGTGGACGGAAGACCTTGAGTACCTCATCCGTTAGGTTATTCTTTCGTTCACGTAACGTACCAAGTAACTCATATGCCTTGCCCTCATCTAACGTCCAGCCTGTTTTAATCTGCGTAGATATAATACCCTGTACTTGATACTCCAAATGCAAAGCCTGTGTTCCAAGACAGTGCTGTAGGGTAGTAGCTTTATATAATCTTCTAGTAACCTCAGTGTCTTGTATGCAATAAGATACCATCTCAGGCGTAAGTCTAGTCCAATCATTATAATCTCCTTTGGGGAATCCTAATCTAGTACCCCATGATGCAAGTGAATGTCCACCCTCGCGAGAAGGGTTATCGAGTCGTGACATGACCAGTGTATCCTCAATCTTAACACCGGAGAAGTCAATGTCTAACAAGCGTTCCAACACGGGTTGATCATAGCCAATCATGTTATGGCCTATGATTACATCACACGTATCAATGACGCACTGTATCTCTACCTTGGTGGGGTGTTCCAGTACCACCGTATCTCCGGTGTCAACATCATTAAAGACGGCACACCAGACCACGGTGGGGTCTAGCCCATCGGTTTCAATGTCTAGTATCATTTGTTTCATGTTAACCCCTAAGCACTTCTATTGCTCTTTCTTCGATCCTAATTAAACATAGGGCTGCGTCTTGAATATTACCCCAGCTAATCATCTCAGAAAATGAATTACCAAGGAATACTAACTGATAGTCTAACGGTTCTCCACAGAAAGCCCGAGGAATCGCATCATCTAACTTCCCACAAGCACAAGTTACCCAACCTGCCGCTTGTTTATCATTGGCTTTAGTGAAGTGTCCTCGCTTGGCGGCTGCTATGATCTTCTGACCCCAATATGACTGGTGTAGATTGGCTTCCGTTAATATGTTTGTTACCTCTGCTTCATTGTTCATTAGAATTCTCCCTTGTAGTTTTCTGCTTCATTTTGTTCAGGCGGTTTACCTTCCTCAAGTCTACCCGTTTCATGAATGTAATGCAACCATCCAGCCATACCAGTCTGCCCCGTACGTCTACACTTGACAACCTGGACCATCGTACTGTTTCGAGTGTAGTCATCCTCTGCCATCTTATCTCGTGAGAGTAGTATGGTATTGAATGCGATCTGATTGATACTACCTGATCCCTTAAGATCATACTCCGATACATTATGTGGGCTGTTCATCGACGGCTTCTTCATGTGACTGACGATGATGATTGATACCCCCGTTTCCTTAGCCAGCTTGAGTAATCGATCCATGAAGTCATCGATGACCTCGTTGTTATTGGCAACCACAGCGGCCTGTAAGGGGTCGATGATTAACACCTGTACACCATTACCCTTGACCATTGATCGTAGCTTCAGGAACATCTCATCAGCGTTGATGGCACCCCTGTGATCCAGTAAGAAGATACGCCCGTCATCAATTATGTCCGTCCTCAAACCAGCGTAGTCTAGGTTATCACGATCCAATAGGGAGATGTTCTGGCCCGTATGTATCGTCAATAGATTCTCGACGGCCTCACCGCTGTCTGCCTCAAGGAATGCACAACCAATCTTAACATCAGTCTCCTGCCATAGCCCGTAGGTTATCTCATTGACCAAGGTTGTCTTACCCACACTGGTCAGAGCACCAAGTACCGTGATCTCACCGCCAGCCACACCTCCGTTAAGCATGGTGTTCAACTTACCGAATGCCTTGGGGAACGGTAGTATCTCCTGCTTACCCCTGTCAATGAACGATTCCCAAGCATCAGCCAAGGTTATGACACCCGTCATCACGAAGGGTCTTGCGTTCCACCACTGGCTGCTGAAGTCCTTGATCTTGTTAGCCATGAGATATTCTGATGCGTCCTTGTAGTCCTCAAGGGTCACGATCCGTGCCTTGTTGGGCGATAGAACCTCGGCACACTCACGGGCTGCCTTACGTCCTGCCTCATCCATGTCAAAGCATAAGACCACATTCTCAAAGCACTCCAGGTATTCTAAGGATGCCTGAATGGCTGCCTTAGCCCCGTTAGAACCGTTGGGTATACTGACCACAGGCCACTTGCTACCAAGCATCTCATAGGCACTGAGGCAATCAAGCTCACCCTCAACCACCGTGATGTACTTGCCCTCCGGTTTGAACAGGTGTTGTCCAAAGAGTCCAGCACCGCTGATCTTTCCGGTACTAAAGAAACTCTTGTCCTTAACTACGCGGGTCTTGACTGCCAACAAGTGACCATCATTATTGTAGTACGGGTAGTGGTGCTTGGATATATCATTCGTGCCAGAGGCGCACTCGGTGGTCACCCCGTACTTCTTACAGGTATCGGCATCGATCCTTCGATCTCGTATTCCCGTCACGGTACCGCTCAGGACTGCCTGCTTAGTTACCGTGGGGCTTGGGTCTGCTAGTGCCATCTTTACTTCTCCAGTTGAGTGTTCATATGCTCCGCAGCCGTGGCAGTAGCCATGACCATCATCATATCTTGATAGATTATCTTTACTACCACAAGCCTTACATGGTTCGTGTCGCACAAAGGTGCTGTTGCTATCGCGTTTCATAGCTCTTGTATGGCCTCCAGTGTAGTGACGGCCTGTTCCGTGGTGAGGTAGCCCAAGACATCATTAGTCAGGGGTGTCGTGTAATCAATCTGACCTCGATTGTTTAACACCGCTATCTCATATGGGAAGCCATCCTTGCAATAGGCCATTGGTTCATTCTTCACAACGGAAGCCCCCCATAGATTGTCAAACCAGAATACCGCGTGGTTTGTCTTCATGTTATTAAGTTGTTCTTTCATTTGTCTTGCTCCAGTTCTTCAATTTGTCTGATGCAATCACCAACACTGGCACCTACCCCACATAACTCACTGTCACCATCGTAATCTACATGGCTAAAGTCATAATCAAAGTCACGCATGGGTATCGGTGGTGGGTTGTAGCTGATTGTCCAGCCTTTTGGTATGAATTTACTCATTGTTCTATGCTCCTATATTAATAACAAGGGACTGACCAACGAACAGCCAGTCCCCACTTGATTGACCTAGACTCTAGAACTCCCCTTTGCTCACGATATCACCAAGCTCATACACCCTAATTTTGGCAAGACGGGTAGGCACCCCGTGCTGTGGGTGATCTTCCCCTGCCGTCCACATTATGCAGACCCTTGCCCCATAATTCAACTCAGCCAAGTCAAATGGGACACAATCTGGGCCTTCGACCCCGTCCTCCCCGTATACAATCTTCTCTGCCATTGAGAATTGGGTGCTAAACTTACGCTGTAGGGTATCTTTATAGCTCTTAACTTTAACTCCCTTTTCTTCCAGACTGACCTCTTCGCCTTCTTGCAGGGTTATGGTTATATCAAAACCCTTAGCTTCCGTGCCTTTATATACGTCCTTCTTTATCAAGTTGTTGAAGGCTACGGTGCCAAAACTATAGTGAGGGTCATTTTTAAGTACTTTTGTCATGCTAAATTTCCTATGTTATAAAAGAATAGTGTTCTTAACTGGTGTGCAACCTGTTGTCAAAACCAGGGTCAAGCACGTCCTAGGGTGGGTCTTTTGTGCGACCAAAACTCCCCCGTCTTGCTGCTTTTGTGTACATACTGTCTCCTCTTGATTCATATAAGGTTTATATACTATAATAGTTAAACCTAGTTGCTTCTCTTTTAAGTCTCTATAGTTAGATTATAGCATACTTTTATATCAAAAGTCAAGCCCCTCTCGTAAATTAATTATAACGTCACTTGAATCGTCCAAACCCACATCCCATTTAAACACATCCGCGTCTTCAGTGACTGCTAAAGTACTAACAGACAAGCAAGCCCCACATAAATCCAGGTATTCCCCATTTTCATCAGTACGGGTTGCAAAATAGTCGTTTAATTGTGCGTCACACGCTTGGCATCTCATTAGTGAATCCTCGTAGTTTCGGTTGTGTTGTCTTCCCATTGGATTAGCTCGTCTGCTTCCCGAAGCTCATCGTCCGACCAATCTGCTAGTATCGTGTGCAACTGATCGGCTGCTAGTTTTAACACCTCAGGCACAGGGATTAGGGCCAGTTCAGCCGCCACCAGTGCCTCTTGTAGTTTTGCTCGTTCTTTAGTGTTCATCTGTTACTCCAATTATTTAAGTATTAACTTGATGTGGAACGTCTGACCGCCCACGTTATTGCCCTTGAGACTGCCTGAGAAGCCCGTAGAGGCCACCAAAACGATGGCTCCTAGGGTTACCCATAGAATTACTTTAGTCATCAGGGTGAAGCGTCTGCACATGATCAAAGATGTCACGGATCACGTCATTGCCTAGCTGATCTGAGACTTCCACATCGTGTAGCAATATGTCCCCTATTTCTACCCAAGCTTCTTCGCTGGGTTCGTCCCGTCCTCCATCAAAGTATGGGTGAAAGATTAGCTCAACATCAAGTTCAATCTCGACTTCTTTTTGATCATAAGTTGTGTATATCATTAGGCCACCTTCGTTGCGTTAGGAATAATAGAGTTCACATATACATCACCCAGATCATAAGAATCAAATGTATACGGACTGGAAACCGCGCAGAACCATCGTGCATAGGGCTTATTATCGTCGGCCTGATATTTCTTAAGCACCTTCCAAGTCCAGCCATCGTTATTCGTATAGACTTCATACGGGTTGCTGATGTCCCTAGTTTTTCCCATTAAGTTTTTCATTTGACTACCTCCTCATTGATGATTTGCATTAAGCGATCTTCGATACCACTCGTAATTGGGAACTGCGCCAGTTCACCGTTCGGGCCATTGAATCTACGCAGTACCTTCT